GAAGAAGCCCCAACGGAGAAACATTAAAATGGCAATATCATTTAATCAGCAGAAAGGTTCTGCTCAAAAAACCTCAATTAGCACTTTTCAGTACAAAGACGGAGATAACTCTTTTCGTCTGTGTGGCGACATTCTTGCTCGCTATGTTTACTGGATAAAGGGCAAAAACGATAAGAACATTCCTTTAGAGTGTTTATCTTTTGACCGCAACGCAGAAGCGTTCAACAACAAAGAGAAGGATTGGGTTCGTGAATACTACCCCGACCTCAAGTGTGGTTGGAGCTATGCAACTCAGTGTATAGACAACGGTGAAGTAAAAGTTGTAAACTTAAAGAAAAAGCTGTGGGAGCAAATCATAACCGCAGCCGAAGATTTAGGTGATCCTACTGATCCACAAACTGGCTGGGATATCAAGTTCAAAAGAGTAAAAACTGGCCCTCTTCCTTATAATGTAGAGTATCAGCTTCAACCTTTAAAGTGCAAGCCTAGCGCACTTAGCGATGCAGATGCAGCTCTTGTAGCCGATCTTAAGTCTATGGACGATGTAATGCCTCGCCCTACTCCTGACGCTCAAAAGTCTCTTCTTGACGAAATTCGTCAGGCAGACACTAATGAAGTTGACGAAACCCTTGAAGCGGAGTTCAATGTAGCGTGATCTTGTTTACAGCAGATTGGCACTTAAAACTGGGGCAGAAAAATGTCCCAGTTGAGTGGGCAAAGAAAAGATATAAAGAATTTTTTCATCAAATATCTGAACTAGAATCTCGCTGTACTACTCATATAATCGGAGGCGATCTTTTTGATCGTCTTCCGACTATGGAAGAGTTAGAATTATACTTCGCATTTGTAGCTAATGTAAAAATTCCTACTATAATATATGACGGAAACCATGAAGCTACAAAAAAGAATAAAACTTTCTTTACGCAGCTAAAAGAAGTAACAAGGGATATAAATGGGTTAGTACTTATAGTAGATAAAGTTACTAATTTTGGGGGACAATTTACTGTTTTACCTTATTGTGATCTTCACAAACCTCGAATATTCTACGAGATAGACGAAGATATACCGTTGTTTACACACGTTAGAGGAGAAATCCCTCCGCACGTTAAACCAGAGATTGATTTAGACCTTTTAAAAGATTTTCCAATAGTATTAGCAGGAGACCTGCACGCGCATAGTAATACTCAGAAAAATATCGTGTACCCAGGAAGCCCAATGACTACTTCCTTTCATAGAAATGAGGTAGAAACAGGATACTTGTTAATTGATGAAAATTTTAATTGGAAGTGGTATAAGTTTGACTTGCCTCAACTATTAAGAAAAACAGTGGATAGCCCCGATAAGATGATACCTAGCGAGTATCATCATACAATTTATGAGCTGGAAGGAGATATTCAAGACCTTTCACAAGTAAAAAATTCGGAACTTTTAGACAAGAAAGTTGTAAAACGAAGTACAGAAGCAACACTAGTTTTAGATAAAGAAATGACAGTAAGTGAAGAACTAGCCGAATATTTAGAATATATACTAGAGCTTCCGAAATCAAAAATATCCAGTATTATAGGAACTTTTAATGATTACTCTAAAACAGCTACAGTGGAATAACTGTTTTAGCTACGGTTCTAACAATGAGTTAATATTAGATAATAATACTGTAACTCAAATTATTGGAACAAATGGTACAGGAAAATCCTCTATACCTTTAATTATAGAGGAGGTTTTGTATAATAAAAATTCCAAGGGAATCAAAAAAGCAGATATTCCAAATAGATATGTTGGCAAAGGTTACAACATAAATTTAACCTTTACAAAGGACGACGATACATACACGGTAAGTGTCGACAGAAAAAATAGTATTAAAGTTAAGCTAGAAAAGAACGGAGAAGATATCTCTAGCCACACAGCTACTAATACTTATAAGACCATCCAAGAAATAATTGGAGTAGACTTTAAAACTTTTTCTCAGTTAGTATACCAAAGTACAAATGCTAGTTTACAATTTTTAACAGCAACAGATACAAACAGGAAAAAGTTTTTAATCGATTTATTACACCTAGAAAACTATGTGGAGTTGTTTGATACTTTTAAAGAGGAAGCAAGAAAGTCTTCTTTAGAAATTAATGGGATTCAAGCAAAGCTTGATACCATTGAAAAATGGTTGGAAGATAACAAATTGAGGGATACCAATATACTTCCAATGTTAAATTTAGAAATTTCGACGGATGAAGAAGAGAAAGAATTCCGTTACCTTACGAAAGAAATTGAAAATATTTCGGAAAAAAATAAAAAAATCTCAAAAAATAACCAACTGAAAGACTTACTTGGTCAAATTAATTTACAAGAAGCACAAAATTGTAAAATAACTGAAAAAGTCTCATATGATGATTTACAGGCTGAGATAGGAACACACTCACAAGTCGTAGCGGGGTCTCAACGCCTTTTAGCGAAGCTAGAAAAATTAGGAGATACTTGCCCTACTTGTGAACAACCAGTAGACCCGACTTTTAAACAGTCATTAGTAGCAGCAGAGGTACGCAAAGCTACAAAAGCGGAGAAAGAAATTGCAGAAACTGAGAATGAAATTAGACGGATTAAGGATAACAATCGTGAATTTGAGCGTTGTCAAAAGCTTGAGAGCGATTGGACAGACTTGTATCGCAGCATTAATCAAAGCCTACCAAGTACCCTTTTGGATCAAAACCAGCTTGAAAAAAGGTTGGCAAGCGTTCGAGCTGAGCTACTTCAACGAAAAGAGCAGTTGGAAAGCACAGCAAAGGAAAATGAAAGAAGGACAAGGCACAACACCCGAATCCAAGTAATTCAAGAACAAACAAATGCTTTTCTTTTAGAGTCAGCAGAATTTCAAGACGTTCTCGTAAAACAGGAAGCCCTGCTGTCGAATCTGGAAATATTGAAAAAAGCATTTAGTACAAATGGTTTATTAGCTTACAAGATCGAAAACCTTGTAAAAGAGTTAGAAGAATTGGCGAACACCTATCTAGCGGAGCTTTCCGATGGAAGGTTTACTCTTGAATTCGTAGTATCAAATGATAAATTAAATGTCCAAGTCGAAGACGATGGCAAAATAGTAGATATTCTCGCACTTTCTTCTGGAGAGTTAGCTAGAGTAAATACAGCGACTCTTATTGCCATACGAAAGCTCATGAGTAGTATTTCTAAATCTAGACTTAACATTTTGTTTTTAGATGAAGTCATTGCAGTATTAGATGACACAGGGCGTGAAAAACTAGTAGAAGTTCTTCTTAATGAAGATTTGAACACTTACATAGTTTCTCACGGTTGGACTCACCCACTACTCGATAAAAAAGAAGTAGTAAAAGAAGAAAACATAAGTAGGTTAGAATGAGTAAAAAATCAAAGATATATATTGACGGTATGAGAAAGTATTTAATAGGACAAATTAGTAAGCATGAAATTAATGCAAAGGTCTTTTTAAAGAACCCTGTTGGAGTAGCAGAACACCCTGACACGGTCGCCACAATAGAAGAAGAACTAGGAAAAATCTCTGAATACAAAGATAAACTTGAAGCATTAAACGATTTAACTTTTGGAGGAATAGTAAACCACGATTCCAATGATAATTGGGATGAGTAAATGGTTGATAGTCGTGCGAAAGGAGCAAGAGGCGAGTATTTAGTTCGGGATTTACTTCGAGACCATACTAATCTTCAATTTGAGCGTGTACCATTGTCAGGTGCGTTAGAGTACTTGAAAGGAGATTTGTACGTTCCAAATGAAAAGAATATTTATTGTATTGAAGTAAAGAATTACGCTGATACTCCTTTAACAGATAAGATATTAACACAAAAGAAAACGAACAATCTAGGTCGCTGGTGGAGGAAAATTAAAAGCCAGGCCGAAAACGCTAGTCAGCTACCGCTTTTGTTTTTTAAATATAATCGATCCAAAGTTTATGCAACTACGGGGACTAAACCAATAAAAACAGATTATATTTACATCAGCGATTTAGATTGTTATGTCTGCCTTGCGGAAGCATGG